TGACAACCTACATCAACTCATCGATGACCCTTCGTGACGACGTGGTGACCACGTCCTCCATAGCGGACAACGCAGTGGTCACTGCAAGCATCGCAGATGGGGCCGTGACTGCCGCAAAGCTGGCTATAGGCGCAGCCTTCGTGTCGGGCATGGTGATGCCATATGCTGGTTCATCGGCCCCCAGCGGCTGGCTACTGGCCTTCGGGCAGGACGTTTCCCGAACCACCTATGCTGCCCTGTTCACCGCAATCGGAACTACATACGGCTCCGGTGATGGCTCCACGACCTTCACACTGCCCGATCTCCGTGGCCGTGTCGTTGCCGGTCAGGACAACATGGGCGGCACAAGTGCAGAACGTCTGACCAACCAGACCGGCGGTCTCGACGGTGACACTCTTGGTGCAGCCGGTGGTGCAGAGACCCACACGCTCACAACCAATGAGATGCCGTCTCACAATCACTCAGGTGTCGTTCAGCAGCGGGAAGACTACAACCCGACCTCTGGAAGCACCACACAGTCGCCGCTTGGCTTCGGCGACACAAGAGGCGGTAGCCGCGCATCAGCATCGCCATTGACCATCGACAACACAGGTGGCGGCGCGGCACATAACAACACTCAGCCGACGCTCGTGTTGAACTACATCATCAAGACATAAATAACGAGGTGACGCGATGGCAATCCTACCAGTTCGCGACCTCGGTTCAGTCGGGGTTGTAGCAGACGTTTCCCCTTACAATCTCCCCATCAACGCTTTCTCACATGCAGTGAACGTGCGTTTTGATGAAGGTAAGGTACGTCGCTCCCCCATCTTCCGTAAGGTTGCCGATAGCCTTGGGTTCACCCCACGCTATGCCTTGGGCATCACACCGCCTACAGGATACGACAAGGTCATCATGGCGTCCGATGACTTCGCGATCAAAGAGTACGCTAGTGGTACGGTAGCTGATCGATCTGGTTCCATCACAGGATCCGCAGACCCCCGCGCCTTCACAGGGACTGTTCTTGCTGATGTCATCTACCTGAACCGTGAGGACCGGGTGCCGGTCTATAGGCTCCCCACAGGTACTAACTTTGCGGACCTAGCGAACTGGGACAGCACTTGGAGAGCCGGGGCGCTGCGCTCTTACGGTGACTTCCTGATTGCCTTGAAGATGACCGAGGGAGTTTCGAGCTTCCCTAACCGTGTGCGCTTCTCGAACCTCGTGACAGCCAACGCCGTACCGGATAGCTGGGACGAAACAGACACCACTAAGTCCGCTGGATTTAACGACCTCGTGCAGATGCAGACTGCCATCATCGATGGCGCTACGCTCGGCTCGAACTTCATTATCTACAGTTCCGATCAGGTTTGGCAGATGGAATTCGTTGGCGGCACATTCGTCTTCAACTTCCGTAAGCTCTACACAGATGCAGGCATCATCAATCATAACTGTGTAGTCGAAGTCGAAGGCAAACACTTCGTCTTTGGTCCTTCAGATATCTACGTGCATGACGGATCCTCGAAGCAGTCGATATGCGACGAGCGCGTTAAGAACTTTATTTACGGTGGATTGAACAACAACCTAGCAGAAGTCTGTTTCGTACAGCACAACACGAAACTCAATGAGATTTACTTTTGCTACCTGTCGGGCGATGAGCACATCTCGTTCAACGCTGCGACACGCTGTAATCGGGCGGCAGTCTACAATTACCGAAACAATACCTGGTCATTCATGGACCTACCAAACGTGTCCGCTGGAACAACAGCCAACGTAAACTCGGTGAACACCTATGCAAATGCCACGAGCCTCACTTATTCCCTTGTCGGCGGTTCTTATTACGACCAAGAGGATAACTTCGACCGGCACACGCTTATGGTTGGTGAGGATAATTCTAGCGACGGCATTACTAGCGATAAGCTATACGGCGTTGACCTAGCGGACGAAGGCAAGCTGACGTTCCAACTGGATACTGAGGCTACCAAACCCCCAATACTAGAGCGCGTTGGTCTCGATTTAGATGAAGCAGGATCAGCGGCTGCGAACTACATGGTGGTCACGCGGATCTTTCCGCAAGCAGACACCACGAACTCTGACACTGCGATTAACTTCCAATTTGGAGCGTCTGACCTACCACGTGAAACCCCGACCTACGCATCCGCCGTCACCTTCGATATATCTACAGATCATAAGATCGATAGTCGCGCAGCAGGTCGATACCTGTCCTACAAAGTAACACTAACAGACAATAAGGACTTTGAGTTCTCAGGTTTCGATCTGGATATCACGGCAACAGGGAGACGCTAATGGCTATCTCCAGTAAGACTGACCTTGTTGTCGAGAAGTATTCCCGTCAGCCTTACCCGGTACTCGAAGAAGGTCAGCGCAAGTATATCCAAGACGAGCTTCAGCGCATCGAACAGTCTGTAGCGCGTCTTGCGGACGCTGCGATCCAAGTAGCAGACGCCGCGCCTGACAATCCGGTCAAAGGCATGGTCCGCTATGCCGTTACAGGCTGGGATCCACTAGGCAACAGTTTCCAAGGACTTGTTGTCTACAACGGAAACGCATGGGTGGCCGTATGATTAAGGTGCCTGTCGTCGTCCGCCCAGAGTATCGGATCACCTACGAAGTCCTAGAGACCAAAGAACTAGGTGACATCACATTCGCGCACTCTGAAGTCCTCAAGCCTTGGACTGCTGATATCAAGCGCAGGTACACCAAAGACCTAAAGGCTCTGATGAGCCTCAGAACGAAGCCTTTGTATGTCCTCTGTGACAACGAGAAGCTCCGTAAGTTCATCACACTCTTAGGTTTTAAACACAAAGCTGACGTGCCGTCCAAGCCCGGCATGAGCATTTACATCATGGAGACTTAATCATGGGTCAAATGGCTGGTCCCGTCATCGGTTCCGCTATTGGCGGCATCATGGCCAATAAAGCTGCTAAGAAAGACCGAGACGCACAGCGTTACGCAGCCGAGTTGATGACGCAACCCTACCGAGATGCCGCACCTTACATTAAAAACCTATATGAGCGTGGCCAGAGCGCACTAGATGCTGCCCTCGCGACAGGTGCGTACCAAGGCCCAACCTATGCTGGCATGGATCCTCGTGCTCAGCAGGGCTACAACTACATGACCTCCACGGCAGATAACATCATGGGCATCCCTGCCTCATTGATGCAGCAAGGCCAAGGCTTTGGTACTAACTACCAAGACATTTACAACCGTGCTTCTCGCAATACTCTCGATGACGCAGTGAACTACGCGACCGGCGGATCCTCACAGGGACTTGTCGATTCCGCGATGCGCGACAGCACTCGTCGTCTGAACGAGCGGACGCTGCCCGGTATCGGCATGAACGCCAGTGCAACAGGCAACACAAACTCGTCTCGTGCCGGTGTAGCAGAAGCAATCGCGCAACGTGCATATGATGACCGCCGCGCTGATGTAACGGCCCAGATCGAAGACCGTATGGTCGATAGGTTCCGTACACAGAACAATCAAGATATCCGCAACATGATGTCGGCCAACCAAGGTCTCGGTAAGACCTTTGCCGCTGGTTTCGGAATGATTCCTGATGTCTCGAACTTGTACACGCAAGCTGGCGGTGCGTTCCAAGCTGATGAACAAGGGCGCATGGATGCCAATCGCGCAGCCTTCGAGCGTGATCGTGATTTCCGTATGGATCAGCTAAACACCTACGGCTCTGCAATCCTCGGACAAGCACCGCGCTCGACTAACATGAACCCAATCACAGCGAACCCATATACGGCAACTCTTGGCGGCGCGATGTCTGGCTTCGGATTCGGTAACAAGATTGCTGACATGTTCAGTAAGACACCACAGGTTGCTCCTACCGCTTACGCGCCTTCATTCACAGGCCAAGGTATGTTTGGGATCAACCCACGATTTGAGCCTGTAGGGTTCTAAAGATGCACCAGGGCGTCCTCCATAACGGCCCTCCGCTCCCTGCGCTCACGGTCGGTCAACGAAACAATAACTTCGGCAACCTAAGATCCAACGATCCCTTCGTCGGCAAGATCGGATCCAACGGCTATGACATTTACGACACCCCTGAGAATGGCCTTCGCGCATTGGCACGGACGCTACACACCTACGGTACTAAGCGTGGCATTAAAAGTATTAGCGATCTAGTGGACCGCTATGCCCCTGCCGGTGACAACTCCACGGCATCACGTGCCAACTACAAGCAGCTTCTAGCCAACTCATTAGGTGTGGGTGTCGATGATGAGATCGACATTGCAGCGCAGCGTCTCCCTTTGATGCGCGGCATCATTCAATTCGAGAACGGCAGACAGCTTGCTTCGGACGACATGATCGAAGCGGCAATCGCAGCGGCTGACGGCACAGATAAGGTACAGCAGATGGCACAAATGTATATTGGTGAAGATGATGCGAACATGACCATCGGTGGTCAGATTATCAGTCCCGCAGAAGAACAGAGACGCCTTATTGAAGAAGCGGTAAGAGCCAAGCGTATTCGTGATGAGCGTATGAGAGCAAATGCGCCGACGATGAACCTGAGTGCATACCCTCCCGGTTTCACGATGGCATCTCCACCACCGCAACAAGCAATGGCGATGCCGTCTGAAACTAACCCGAATGAGAACATCGACGGCTCTCAGGTTGGGCAGGACGCAATCCTGAACCAAGTAGGACAGGGTCTGACTAGCGTCTTCCAAGACATCACTGGTCCAAACGCACAACCACAGAACGCACCAGTACCCGCACCTGCACTTTCTGTTTACCCTAACCAGATCGGCATCACTCCTCGTCCTGAAGCTGCTTCAACTGCCCCCGCTTTCCAAATGATGCCCCCTCCAGCGAAGGAGGTTGACGCCAACCCGCAGACAAACCAGCGCCGCAATCAGAGCGCCATGTCCTTTGACCCTGGCATCGACTTTAACGAGCAACTGATCCGCATTGGCCTAGCTGGTGTCGGAGCAAGTGGACAAGGCGGTCTCGCAGCCCTCGGTGCTATGGGCGACATGTATGGCGCTATACAGGACGCGAACCGCAGCAATGCACTGGCAGCATATCAAGCCAGCCTGAAAGGCGATAAGACCAAGTCGGGCTTGTCTGATGATGATCAGGCATACCTAGACCGCATTGATAACACCCTGTTCACGATGGATGAGGCACTAGGCTTCCTCAATCGCGCACAGAGCGGTGAAGGCGGAGGTCTTACAGGATTCCTAGATGGCACCATCGGTGCTGGCTGGGATCGCATGATGGGCAACCCAGAGGCTATGGGCCGTAGGCTCCTCGAACAGCTTCGTGTCGATGACGCACTGCTTCGCGTTGCACAGACCAAAGGTGCTATCTCGAACCACGAGATGCGTCTGTTCCTGTCTCCTGCACCAACCAAGTTTGATGATGAACAGGTCTGGATTGATTGGATCAACCAGCGTCGTCGTGCAGCCCTCCGCATCAAGGACCGCCTGTCCAACGGACGCAAGGTCGATCCTAGTGAGGCAGCGACCAAAGCACAGGTCGATGAATACGGACAACAAGGTGGCGGCAACACATTCGAGGTTGATGGGGTTACCATCAAGAAACTGTAAGAGGATCACATGGCGCAATACCAGATCGGATCCTCTGTATATGAGATCCCCGATAATGTTTCCGAAGAACAGTTGCAGTCGATCTTCCGGAAACTGGCAGCGCAAGAGAAAGCCAACCAACAACCTCGCGATGGCGCTCTTGGCTACTCTGTAGACCAAGCTCAGCGCCTTGTTGGTAAAGGCATCGAAGCTGTAGGCCGCACGATTGGCAGTGAGGCTGTCGAGGACTACGGCACCAGCGTTGTACAGCAGCAAGATAAAGACATAGCAGAAGGCGGCTATCAGCCGACCTACACCGGCTCTCTTCGCGACACTTACAATGACAAAGGTATATCAGGCGCTCTTGGATGGATTGGCGAGAAGACCCTAGAGAACGCAGCGTCTGGTGGCGCGGCTATTGCAGGAACAGGCGCGTCCATACTGTTGGCTCCATTCTCAATGCCAGCAGCGGTAGTCATCGGTGGTGGCACAGCCGTTGGATCCGGCCTCATGGGAGCAGGCGGCGCAGCCTTCGAGCAAGAGGAGAAGACAGGCAGCTACAGTCCGGGACTATCGACGGGCGTAGGAGCTCTTACAGCGGCCCTTGAGCGTCTCGGTGCTGGTAAGGTTGTCGGTACTCTGATACCGCGAGACAAGCTGGCGACGATGACAGGCGAAGAGCTTGTCGATACCTTGATGAAGAACGGCTACGAAGAAGCAGCCGAAGGAATCGGACGCCGCATCGCACGTGCCGGTATCGGAGAGGCAGCAACAGAGACCGCACAAGAAGGTCTGGCTGTCGGATCCGCTGCACTACAAGGTGGCCAGTACACCGCACAGGAGCTTGCAGATCGCGGCCTCGAAGCTGCGGTACTCGGCGGTACTATGGGTGCTGGCGCACGTACAGGCATCGAAGGTGTCTCTGCGACCGGGAGATCCGTAAAGACAGCCTTCGAGAGCTTGTCGGCTGGCGAAGACCTCACTCCAGAGCAACAGCAAGCTCGTACAGACTTCGCTAACCGCCTGACCCGCATCGCTGAGCGTAACAACTTCAATCTCAAGAAGGTCGGCAAGATGGACGACGGCGGTGCCGTCAAAGCTGTCGATACCGCTCACGTCGAGATATCCGGCAAGATCGATGAGCTCGTAGGTGTCCTTAGAGACAAACTAGCTAAATCTGATCTTGATACTGAAACTCGCGCAGACTTGAAGGCCGCAGCGAAAGCTGCTGTCCGTATGGCAAAGAACAAGACAAAGAACGTGGTCACACAAGATCAGTTCGATGCCATGGCAGAGTTAGTAGGCGACACGCAAGAAGGTCAGCAACTCCTCGCGCTCTTCCGCGAGAGTAACGAGCTTACAACTCTGCACAACTCCGGCTATGTCGGCGGTGTATCGCAATACACTGATGTCCTGTCGCCCTTCACTAGCGGCGCTGGTTATGATCGTGGCGTAGCTGTGACTGAGCGCATCCTGCGCCCAGCGGTATCTACTAGCTTTGCATACCAGACCGGCGGTGCCTCTCTGGCGGCACAAGCAGCCGTGGCTGGCGCTGGCCGTGCCATCGATGCAGTCACTGGACGCCGCAGCCGCGTAGCTAGGTTCGTTGATCAGAACAGAGGCACAGGTTCCGCTGCGCCCACAGGCACGTCTGCACGTCAAGGCGCAGGCTCTACAGTACCCACAGGCGTATCTATACGCGAACAGCGTAGGATCATCCAGCGTGTGCGGGACGCACAGAGGGCTGAGCGTGAGCGGCAAAGGAAAGAGCGTGAAGCTGCACGTGAAGAAGCCAAGCGTCAAAGAGAGCGCGATGCTGCCGAACAAAGGGCTATGAACGAGCGTATGTTCGATGATGGTGTGCGTCAGCAACAAGGCTATACCCCCGGCAGTCCACAGGATGTGCTTCTCGCTGGTACTGGTATGGACACTGACAACATCGTCCGTGCTCTGCGCGATATGATCAAGAACGGTCCTATCGAATACAAACGCGCAGCGCGTAGTGCTCTCAAGAGCCTCAGAAGCGGCGGCGAGATCTTTAGCCTTAGCGGCCTCATCACAGCAGTTAATAACTTTGTCGATAGCAACAGCACATCGGCACGGCCTGTCAGAGAGCGCGACAAGGGCGCGTATGACCGCTCACAGCAAGCAGCAGCAGCTAACGATCCTCGGACTATGGGTATCGAAGCGAACAAGCGGTTTGCTCAGCAACTCATCGATGAGCTCGAAGCTCGTACCGACATCGATCAGCCTTACAAAGATGAGATCAGAAAGACGCTAGAAACCTTCCAGAATGATGATCTTGGCAGTGAACCTGTCAAACGTGCTGAGAAAGAGCTTAAAGATCTGCTTGATCGTCTGACTGACGATAAGATCGTTCCTGTTAATGAAGATCAGATGAACATCGCAAGCCAGACAGCTAATGAACTGGCCGGTCGTTACATTGACCGTGTGAAGGACCAACAGGAAGCGGCAAAGAACAGAGGTAAGAAGGGTAAAGGGAAAGGTAGTCAGGATGACGGAACGCAGCAGCCCCCACCTCCTCCGCCACCACCGCCCCCTCCTCCCCCACCACCTCCACCGCCTCCTCCGCCTCCTGATGACGGCGATACAAACACTGGACAGCAAGGTGCGCTGAACGATCCTACGCAGCCGCCGAGGCCGCGTGTGACTGAGCAAACTATCAATGTGAGGCCGAGGCTAGATGTTCAGAAAGAACTAGCGGTAGGTATCTTCCAGGCTTCTGTTGATAAGAGATACATCAACAAAGACTACAATGTCTTCGCGCAACGGAGCGCAAACGACTTCGGCAAAGTTAAGTTCTCAACAGACTTCAATGATCGTACTGTTTCTATCATTGGTCCTATGATCGAAGAACTGAACGAACTGGCTGATCGCTTTAACATCCCACGGCTACGTGGCATTAAAAGCGGTAAAGGAAAGTATGTCGCCAACCAAGGTGATGGTGTCATGCAATTCAACGCCGGATCTATGAACGCCTATGCTGATCCAAACCATAAAATCAATGGATCTGACCGTTTCAGCACATGGGCTCCCGGTGATCCCCTAAATGAGCGTCCGTTCACTGCTGAGCAGTATTTCGACAACGGTGTCGATAAAATCAGGCAGACGCTGTATCACGAGTTTGGCCATCACGTTCATCAGTTCTTCCGCAAGTTCGAGGAAGCAAAAGGCACAACTCCACAAATCGATTCTCGAAGGATGCCTTGGGATAACTGGTGGAACAGGACTCAAGACCCTAAGCTGTCTAAAGCCTTGAAAATGAAGCAACACACCCGATATGCAGGTGTGAATAAACATGAATGGTTCGCTGAGAACTTCTCATTGTATTTCATGGGCAAGAAGAGCCGGGTAGACCCCAACTTCGTACAGATGATTGAGTCCATGCTACAGGGTAAGATTCCAGGAGACGATCAGTTCAATGTCTACAGCACATGATAAAGCGTTAGAGATCCTAGAAGAGCGCGACATGAACCTCACAGAAGAAGATGTGAAGGAGATTGAGCGCCTTTCTAAGTCTTTCACTGAGGAAGAAAAGCAAGCGTTACCGCAACTGTTCGAGATCATCGAACAAATCAAGATGCACCCTGACTCCAACTTCAATAAGGGGTCTCAAAAGGGCGCATTGTCTATGGAAGGTGGTGCGCTGACCCTCTAATACAGGAGAAGCAATGCCATCCCCTAAGAAACCTCGCGCAAAAAGCCTTCCCAAAACGGGAAACGGCTCTCATCCGCAACGAGCACCTAAAAAGAACTACTTCGCGACCCTTATGGAGACCCCAGAGGGGCGTGAATTGCGTCGGCAGTGGTCTAACAAGCCTCGGAAGAACGCTGGTCGACCGCGTGGTGTGCCTGACGGCTATCGAAAAGAGCAAATCGAGCCCATCAGAGCACAGATTAAAAAGGAAGCAGAAAAGGTAGTAGAGATTATGGTTGAAAAGTACGGCGTAGAAGACGATTACGCTAAAGAAGCGTTGCATACCGCAGTCGAAATCATGCGTGTTCCTGGTGAAACACGTGAGAGACTGTCAGCAGCGCGTCTGGTTCTTGATTTCACCAAGCAGAAGCCTGTAGCGAAGTCTGAAGTCGCTGTAGCAAAGGCTGAAGAGTTCCTTTCTTCGCTTTTGACCGAAGAAGACGATGGATCCGAAGTTAAGAGCGGTTCGTAAGCGTCTCTACCAAGACTTTCCTTTTTATTCGCGCTCCGCGCTCCGCATCAGGACTAAATCTGGTGAGATTGCTCCTCTAAAACTCAATCCAGCACAACAGATCCTTGATGATGCTGTTCAAAAGCAGCTTAAATCCGACGGCAAGATCAGAGTCATTATTCTGAAAGCGAGACAGCAGGGTCTCTCCACATATGTTGGAGGATACCTCTACTTTGCCGTCTCTCAGCAAAAGGCCCGCAAAAGCATGGTCATCACGCACCATGCGGACTCCACTCGCGCCCTCTTCGATATGACGAAGAGGTTCCACGAGAACTGTCCACCAATCTTGAAGCCCCACACCAAGTATAGCTCAAGAAGGGAATTATCCTTTGATGTACTCGATTCCAGTTATGTCGTCGCAACTGCCGGAGGTGACTCCGTTGGCCGAGGTGAAACTCTCACGCATGTTCATGCGTCTGAGCTTGCTTTCTGGCCTAAATCAACAGCGTCGGACATCTGGAATGGTCTCGTTCAAGCTGTTCCGAACACTACTGGCACAGCTATATTCATCGAAAGTACCGCGAATGGCGTGACCGGCCTTTATCATGATCTGTGGAAGGGTGCCGTCGAAGGCACCAACGGTTTCGTACCTGTGTTTATACCGTGGTTTACTGACCCGACTTATGTAGAAGACGTTCCACCGAACTTCGCGAAGACGCCGGAAGAAGAAGATCTCGCCGACAAGTACGACTTGTCTGATGAGCAACTGATGTTCCGGCGTCGTAAGATCGCGCAAAACGGAATCGACCTATTCCGACAGGAGTACCCCTCCTATCCAGAAGAGGCGTTCCTAACTACTGGCCGTCCTGTATTTAACCCAGAACAGCTACAGAAGAACCTCGAAGTTGCCGGGGATGTAAAGGAGCGCCTTGCCCTAGAGGGCGAAGAGTTCGTGAACAACCGACGCGGTGAGCTATCGACGTATCTCCCGCATGATGAGGGTGAAAGATATGTCATTGGGGCCGATGTTGCTATGGGTGTCCGAAATGGAGACTTTTCAGTCGCGCAGGTATTGGACTCCAAGAAAAGGCAGGTCGCTGTCTGGCGTGGTCAAGTACATCCGGACTACTTTTCGGAGGTGCTTTATGCACTAGGGATGTTCTACAACGAAGCGTTGATCATATGTGAGAACAACTCACATGGCATCCTGACATGCACACGTCTCGGTAAGGATATGGCCTATCCTAATTTCTATACCGAAGTGCAGGTCGATAAGATTACCGACAAAGAGACTGTGAAGCTCGGCTTTACAACTACCGCTAAGACTAAACCCTTAGTGATCGATCAGCTTCGCGCGTCCATGCGTGAAGAAGAGCTTTCCCTCAACTGTAAAACCACGATCCGCGAGATGATGACTTACATCGTCACTGAAAGCGGTTCGATGGAAGCTGAGCCCTCTTGCTTCGATGATTGTGTGATGTCGTTGGCACTTGCCAATCACGTGCATGAAGGAGCTTGGGAGCCTGTGGAGACACCCGAAGAACTCTATCTAG